ATGGCACCCGGTCGCCCGCGGGCCTACTGCTCGTCGCGCTGCAAGCGGCTCACGGAGTACGAGGTCAGGCGCCTGCAGCGGCGCCTGGAAGCCCTCGAATCCATGGGTGCCGAAGTCCGCGCCCGCCAGTCCCCGTGGGACGAGGGGCGCCTGGAGATACTCAATCGGCAGATCGAGGAGGCAACCGACCGGCTCGGCGCGCTCGTCGCCTGACCGGTCACGAACCGCGCTGACCCCCTGACAAGGGGCGATGCCCCGGCATGGGAGGTGCACGCATGGCAGGAGTCGGACCGGCCCCGAAGGACAACGCGGCTCGCCGCAACAAGGGCCCCGAGAAGACCTCGCTGCAGGCACCGAACGTCGCCACCGATCTGGTCATCGGAGACGAGGCTCTCGGCCCGGAACTGCCCAAGGGCTCCTGGGTACTCCCGGAAGCTCAGGACTGGCACCCCATGACGCAGCAGTGGTGGGACCACTGGCGGCGTTCGCCGCAGGCCTGCCGCATGCTCTCCCAACCAGACTGGGACTTCCTCATGGACACCGCGCTCCTACACCACGTCATGTGGACCAAGGGCCGGTGGGAGTTCGCCTCCGAGGTCCGGATCCGCGTCGCCAAGTTCGGCGCGACCCCGGAGGATCGGATGCGTCTGCGACAGGACATCGTCGTACCCGACGCCATGTCCGCTGGGGATGCCCCCGGGGCGTCCGTCACCTCCCTCGACTCGCGGCGCTCGCGGATCAAGGACTGAGCCGCGGTGCCGCACAAGATCGTGCGCCCTCCTGGTTCGACGCGTTCGCGCACCCTCGGGTGGTTGGCGCTGTGGTGGATCGAGACGTTCGTGGTGCACGGCCCCGGTGACGTGCAGGGAGAGCCGGTGCGGCACGGGGACGAGTACTCCACTTTCGTGGTGGACTGCTACGCGCTCGACGCGGACGGTGGCCGTTTGGTCGACTCGGCGTTCTTCTCCCGGCCCAAGGGCTGCGACAAGTCCGGACTCGGGTCGCGTCTGGTGCTGTTCGAGGCGCTGGGCCCGTGCCGGTTCGCTGGCTGGGCGCAGGGCGGGGAGACGTACACGTTCCTGGGGCAGACGTACACGTACGAGAAGGGCGAGCCCATGGGCAAGCCTGTGAGTACCCCGTATGTGCGGATCCTCGCGACCGAGGAGGGCCAGACCGGCAACGTCTACGACACGGTCTACTTCAACCTCACGGACGGGCCCCTGGCCGAGCTGAAGGCCTACGGGCTGGACTGCGGGCTGACCCGCGTGGCTCTGCCCTACGGCGGGGAGATCACACCCTCCACGGCCGGCGCGTCGTCTAAGGACGGTGGCAAGGAGACCTTCGTCGTTGCGGACGAGTCGCACCTGTACAACACCAAGGCGCTGCGGGAGATGCACTCAACGGTCATCCGCAACCTGGTGAAGCGCAAGAAGTCCGCGGGCACGTGGTACCTCGAGACCACAACGATGTACCTGCCCGGCGAGGAGTCGGTGGCCGAGGCCACGTACAAGTACATGCAGCTGGTCGAGGAGTCCATGCAGGCCGTGGCCAACGGCAAGAAACCGAAGCTGCGCGGCCGCATCCGCATGCTGTTCGATCACCGCTGGTCGGACCTCGTGGATCTCTCCGACGAGCAGAAGCTTGCGGAGGCCGTCGAGGAAGCCTACGGCGAGGCCATGGATTGGAACTCGCTCGAGGGCGTCGTGGACAAGATCTTCGACCCGCGCACGACACCGTCCGAGTCCCGTCGCTACTACCTCAACGCCCTCACGGAGGCATCCAACGCCTGGCTCACTCCCGCGGAGATCGCGCGCGTGAGTGACGGCATGCCGGTCAAGATGGGCGACTGCCTCCGCAAGGGTGACCGCATCACGCTCGGATTCGACGGCGCTCAGACCAACGACGCGACCGCGCTCGTGGCCTGCCGGGTCGAGGACGGCACGGTGGACCCCCTGCTGATCATCGAGAAACCGGACGGGCCCGAGGCGGAGGACTGGCGTGTGGACGAGGTCGCGGTCGACGCGGCCGTGGCGCGCGCGTTCGCCGAGTACCAGGTGGAGGCGTTCTTCGCGGATCCGCCGCACTGGCAGGACCGCATCGACGCCTGGGAACTCGAGTACGGCGAACGGCTCGCCGTGAAGGCCGGCCACGACGCGATCCGCTGGTGGACGAAACGCGACACGCCCATGGCGCTCGCGCTCGAGCGGTTCCACCTGAACCTCACGGCCACCGAGAACGGCGCGCCTGTGATCCGCATGTCCGCGAACCCGGTGTTCGTACGCCACATGACCAATGCCCGCCGCTGGCCCCGCCGTGGTGGCGTGGTCATCGGCAAGGAGGGCAAGAACTCGGTCTTGAAGATGGACGCCGCCATGGCAGCCACGCTCGCGTTCGAGGCCCGCGCCCGGGTCCTCGCAGGCGGGGACGCACCGGAGGACGACTTCGTGCCGTTCAAGGTCGGTAACCGCGCCTCGCCGCCGGCGGCTGGGGAACGAGGACGACTGGCACGTCGTGCCGCGCTGAGACAACGGCTGGCAGCCATGCAGTGACCACAGGAAGGGGGAGGCGATGCGGTTCGAGTCTGAGGCAGCGAAGCGCCCTGGCACCGACGAGTGGTGGATGGCGCGCCTGTCCAAGAAGATCGGCGACGAGCTGCGCACGGTCTCCCTGCTGGATGACTGGATGGACGGCAAACCGCCGCTGCCGTACCCGGACAAGCTCACTCCGGCGTTCCACCGTCTGCAGCAGCTCTCTCGTCTGAACCTGGCGGAGCTGATCGTGGCGGCCATGCTGCACCGCATGCAGCCCCTGGCCTGCCGCACCTCCGTGGACCAGGACTCCGACGGCGACGACGTCGTGCGCGACCTGTGGGAGAACTCCTCCGCCCAGGACGCGTTCGCCCAGGCCATGGAGTGGATGCTCGTCGCACGCCGCGGCGCGCTCATGGTCGGACGCGCAGATCCCACGGATCCACAGTCCCCGGTGCGCATCACCGCCGAGCACCCCTCCCAGTATGCGTGGGAACCGGACCCGGCCAATCCCGGCCTCGCGCTCGCCGCGCTCAAGATCTTCCGCGACGACGTCAATGACCGTGACGTGGCCGTGCTCTACCGCCCGGATCACATGAGGGTCGCCTACCACCAGGGCCCTACGATGCTCCCGAAGCGCACTGTGCGTGCGTGGCGCATCCTGCCCACCGTGTGGGAGCTCGAGGACGAGGTCTACACGAACACGCTCGGCGAGGTCCCCGTCTACGAGATGGAGAACCGCCGCGGCCTGGGCGAGTTCGAGCGGCACTTGCCCACCCTGGAACGCATCAACCACACGGTGCTCCAGCGTATGGTGCTCATCGCACTGCAGGCGTTCCGTCAGCGGGCCATCAAGGGCGCACCCCGCCACGACAAGGACGGCCAGGAGATCGACTACGACGCGATCTTCGAGGCCGACCCCGGGTCCATGTGGGTGCTACCCGCGGCCGTGGAGATGTGGGAGTCCGGACAGGCTGACCTCACCCCGGTGCTGTCCTCCATCAAGGACGACCTGATCGCGCTCGCCGCCGCATCCATGACGCCACTGCACATGATCCACCCGGCGGCCTCCGAGGGCTCCGCCGAGGGCGCAGCTACCCAGCGTGAGGCCGTGATCTTCAAGATCGAGTCGACCTCCCGGCGCGCGGACACCGCAATCCGCCGGGCGACCTCGGCTGCGCTGCGCATGAGCGGCAACGAGGACCGCGCCGGTGTGGAGAAGTTGAAGATTGTGTGGGCGAACCCGCGCCGTTCCTCGCTCACCGAACGCGCCGAGTCCGCGCGCGCCGCGAAGGAAGCCGGTGTGCCGTTCGAGCTGCGCATGGAAAAGTTCGCGGAGCTCACCCCGGCCGAGGTCGCCGAGGCGAAGCGCCAACGTAAAACGGAGTTGCTCGAACAGGCCGTACTCGCGCCCACGATGACCGCGGCCGCGTCCAACACTGGGGGCACTGATGAGTGATCTCCGGTACCTGGACGTGCTGCTCACCGCGCACACCAAGGCCACGCTCTCCCTCGCGGAGATGGCCGTGCGGCAGCTCGCGGCCCTGTGGATCACCGTCGACCAGATGAAGCCTGAGGGCGGCGCCTGGTACGACGGCGACCTCGTGCGTGCCGCCGGCGCCCAGGCCGCGATGGTCATGCAGACCGCGATCAACGAATCTCGCACCGAAGCCGACGCGTACATCGAGCAGGTCCTCACGGAGCTGGACATCGACTGGCCCGAGGTGGAGGAGATCCACACCTGGGAGTACGAGCGGGAGGAGCGCGCCGACGTGCTCATCGATGAGGTCGCAGAGCGGCCCGCCGAGCAGCGTCGCTACCAGACCTCCATCGGCAAGACCGACGAGGAGGCCCTGGCCGCCGCCATCGATCGGGCCGGCGTGATCGCAGAAACAGACCTCGCCGATGCCTCACGGTCGCGCTCGCAGCAGGTCTACCGGGCGACGGCGGAGATCACGGGGTATCGCCGTGTAATCCGCCCCGAGTTGTCCAAGACGGGCACGTGCGGGCTGTGCGCGGTGGCATCGCACCAGCGTTACCGTCTCGATGAGCTGATGCCGATCCACGATCGGTGCAAGTGCCAGACCATGCCGATCACGGAGGACGAGGACCCGGGCGGCGCGATCAACCGCGCGGACCTCAACCGTCTGTACGAGGCGGCAGGATCCACCCTCGCCCAGGACCTCAAGCGCGTGCGCCTGACCACGGGCGAACACGGGGAGCTGGGGCCGCTGCTCACCGAGCACGGCATCGCGATCCCGGCCGGGTCTACGCGGCCGGCGCGGAAGAAGGCCCCGAAGAAGCAGGCGACTAAAACACGCCGTGAGGCTCCGCGTTCGGGGGAGACCTCGGCGGAGCAGGACAAGCGCCTGGCCAAGCGTGAGGCGCAAGCACAGGTGCTGCAGGACTCCCTGGAGAACTTGAAGATCCGGCAGTCCAAGGGCGAGAAGGACCTCGAGGAGGCCATCCGCTGGCAGACCGACCGGAGCTCGCGGCTCACGCAGGAGATCTGGGATCTGAGGTTCGGCAAGTGACGGTGCATCTGGTGTGCGGCCCGCCCGGTGCGGGCAAGACCACACACGTCGCAGCCAACGCGGGCCCCGACGACGTCGTCATCGACTTGGACGAGATCCGCCGCACGGTCGGCCCGGGTCAAGCGTCCATGTGGCGCATGGCCGCCGAACGCGCAGCCACCACCCACACCGGTTCCGACGTGTGGGTGATCCGCACCCTCGCCGACCCGGACCAGCGCGCCGATGCCGCGGCACGCCTCGGCGCTGACGACGTCCAAGTGCTGGCCACCCCGGCCACGCTCGCCAAGGATCGTGTGCTCGCCCGTGATGGTACGGACGCCGCGCACGCCCCGATCGATGACTGGTGGCAGAGCTACCAGCCGCGTGATGGGGAGACAGTGATCCGCCCGGATCACGACGCACCGCCTGACAAGGAGACTCACACCATGCCACAGCCCACGTATCCCACGCCCAAGGACGTGCAGGATCGCAACGTCAACGACCTCGAGGACGACTCGTCCGAGCCCCAGAAGGGCGGCTCCGAGCAGGGGAACACCCCCGGGTCGCAGGATAAGCAGGGTGACCGGGGGTTCCCGGAGCACACGCCGCTGGCCGAGATGAGCGTGGAGCAGCAGGTCGCGTACTGGAAGTACCAGTCGCGCAAGCACGAGCGCCGCGCGAACGAGCACGCCGACTACGACGATCTCGCGCAGAAGGCCTCGAAGTGGGACGAAGCGCAGCGCCAGTCCATGAGTGACATGGACCGCGCCGTGGAGGATGCCCGGGTCCAGGCGCGCGAGGAGGCACTGCGTGAGGCCCGTCAGGAGACCGCCGAACGGCTGGTCGCAGCAGAGTTTCGCGCCGCGGCACGCGACGTGGACCCCCAGGTTCTCGAGGGATTCCTCGAAGACCTGAACTTTTCCCGGTACATCGGGGAAGACATGTCGGTCGACACCGCCAGGATCACCGACCGCGTCAACGGCCTGCCCAAGGCTGGCCGCCACATTCCCGCACCGCCCCACGCCCAGGGCTACCGGCGGTTCACGGGGAGCTCATCTGTAGAAGCCGGGCGGGCCATGTACGAGGCCCGCCACGGCACAGAACCGAAACCCTAAGGAGGGGATCATGCCTCGACTCATCTCTGAGGCGTTTGGCGGTGGCGATCAGTCGTGGCTGGGAACCAGCCACGGCATCGCGAACTGCCGCACGGAGACGCTCGACGTCTCGACCTTCACCAAGTCCAAGCACTACCCGGACGGGTTCATCCCGTCCGGCACCCCGGTGTGCAAGACCGACGGTGTACTCGTCCCGCTCACGGCGGACAACACGGCCGACTTCGCCGGCCACGTGTTCACCGACCAGAGCGTGGCCGGTGCCGCGGACCTGCCGGTGCCCGTGTACTACCACGGCACCGTGAAGACCGCCCGCGTACCGGGCGACTTCACCGCGCCCACCGCCCAGCCGCACACCACGATCGTCTACATCTGAGAAAGGGAGGGACAACACCATGGCAATCTGGACTGACATCATCGATCCGGCCACTCTGACCGGCTACGCACGCGCCTCCCTGGCTGACTACGAGGCCGCCAAGGGCACCCTCGCCCAGTGGCTGCCCAACCGCACCGTCACCGACACCGTCGTACGCCTCATGCAGGGCGACGCCGGCCTCGTGGACGTCGCGAAGTTCCGCGCCTACGACGCGGAACCCGAGATCGGCCGCCGCCGCGCTGGCCGCCGCGTGACCCTGGAACTGCCCGCCCTGGGCCAGAACATCCCGGTCAGCGAGTACCAGCAGCTGCGCACCCGCAACTCTTCGGACGACGCGGTGCTCAACGCGATCCAGCGCACCACCGACACGGTCGTGCGCGCCGTCGCCGACAGCATCGAGCGCATGCGCGGCATCGTCCTGGCCACGGGTAAGGCCACCATCGACCAGGACAACTTCCGCACCGACGACGACTTCGGGCGCCGCCCGGAGAACACCGTCACCGCCGAGGCCCTGTGGACCACCCCCGAGGTGTCCCGCCTGGCCGATCTGCAGGCCTGGCACGACACCTACGTGGACGCCACCGGTGAAGCCCCCGGGGCGATCGTGATGTCGCAGAAGGCGTTCCGTGCGCTCGCCGGCGGCAACGAGTTCCGCACCGTGCTCAACGGCGGCGGCGCTCGCCTCGGCACGCGCGCGGAGATCCAGGCGCTGCTGGATTCCGAGGGCATGTCGCAGATCGTGACCTACGACCGCCGCGTGTCCGTGGACGGGGTCACCACCCGCGTGCTCCCCGAGAACACGGTGCTGATGCTCCCCGCGGCCGGTCCCACGACCAACGAGTCCGGCGCACCGCTGGGTTCCACGATCTGGGGTCAGACCTTGACCTCGACGGCTCCCGAGTGGGACATCGAGGACGTGGAGCAGCCCGGGCTGGTCACCGGCGTGTGGCGCAACCCGAAGCCCCCGATGATCGCCGAGGTCATCGCGGACGCGATCGCGCTGCCCGTCCTGGCCAACGCAAACCTGTCCCTGGCCGCAAAGGTCCTGTGATGAAGCTTCTCGCCAACGTTTTCGCGACCTCGCCCAGTGGCGAGAAGGTCTTCCTGGCAGCGGGAACCGAGGCCCCCAAGTGGGCCCACGGAGTCATCACCAACCCCGCTGTCCTCGCCCAGGCCGCCAAGGCCGAGCAGGATGACGAGGCTGACAGCCAGAAGGACGAGAATCCTGCCGGTGAGGAAGAGGATTCCGCCCCCGAGGGTGAGGATCCCGCCGGTGAGGACGAGGACGCCGAGCTGCGCGCCAAGCTCAGCAAGCACACCGCGGACCAGCTTCGCGACCTCGCCTCCGAGCAGGGCCTGTCCACCGCAGGCAACAAGGCCGAGCTGATCGACCGCCTGCTCGCCTGACCAGCAGCACACGAGGAGGGCGCCATGTCCAACGCACTGAAACTCGGTCTGGACCGGGTCGAGCTCGAGTACGACGGGGTCATCCCTGAATCCGAGCACGCCTACGTCCAGGCTCTCGTGGACAAGGGTGTGCGCGTCCTCCTCGCGGACTGCCCCGGGCTTCTCGCCCGGGTGCAGTCCGGGGCCACCGATCCGGATCTCGTGGAGGACGCCGTCGTAGACGCCGTGCTCCGCGTGCTCCGCGACGACGACCCCACCATCCAGTCAGAATCCGAGGGCGGCTACAGCTACTCCAAACGAGCGCTCGCCGCCTCCCCGGACATCTGGTACACCGATCGGTGGCTCACCCGTCTGGGATGCACCAAAGGCGAGGAGGCCGGACCGGGGGCAGCCCGTGTTGGCCTGCGCCAAGGATGGGCTCTCCCATGAGCCTGCGATCTGCGCCCAGACATGTCGTCACCGTCACGACCGTCCAGCGCATCCCTGACGGGATGGGCGGCTACGAGGACGTCGAACAGCCCCCGGTCACGCGCCGATGCAACGTGTACCCGCTCTCCGCCACGGAGCGCTACGAACTCGGCCTGCAAGCGGCCACCACCTACCAGGTGTTCGACCACGAGCAGCAGCTCGACCCCGCCGCCGGCCCCTGGCCCGGCGGCAACCACAGCCGGATCACCTGGGACGGACGAACCTTTCAGCAGGAAGGCGAGCCCATGATCCACACCATGTCCCGCCGCACCAGCCACCAGCGCATCGTCATGACCGCGCTCGCTGCCCAGGCCCGGTGACTGGGAGTGGCGTGGGTCAATCCGAAGGCGTCATTGATCGCGGCGCAGATCGCGTCTGAGCACGCGGTGTTTGACGCTGCGGCCGAGGAGGTCGCGGCGCAGGTGCGCGCGAACGCGTCAGCGTCCAAGCGCAGCGGGCGGTTCCTGGCTTCGATCAAGGTCGAGAAGGTCACTGGCCCCTCCGGGGTCACGGACCGTCTTGTGTACTCCGACGACCCGGCTGCCCTGTCCATTGAGTACGGGCACTTCACGGACGGTGAATCACCGAAGTGGATCGTCGGGAAGTTTGCATTCACCAAGGCGCACCGGGGGTGAGCATGCCACGCACCTTGCCTGTGCAGCGGGCCCTGCAGACGGTGCTCACTCAGATCGTCAACGACCCAAAGGTCACGGTCACCGCCGAACCGGACGTGGACGCGTACGAGCACCTGCCCATGGTGATTTTCGCGGCCACCTCTGAGGGCAGGATCGCCAACGCCGATCTCGCGCTCGGGGAGTCGTGGGCGGTGGCCGTATCGGTCTGCGCCCGATCCAACCGCGCCGCTGAGGAGATCGCCGCCTCGGTGGCGTACTTCATGGCGGACCTGCAGGACCACTTTCCAGTGGTCCGTGCTGGCACCGAGGTGCTGTGCCGTGTGGCCTACGCCGACGTCGTCAGCCTGCCAGACAAAGCGCCTGTGACCGCCACGGTCGCCAAGGACGTCGCCCAGTACAACGGGGCCTTCCGCGTCCTGCTGACCCCGTAGCACGGGGTCACCCACATCATTCTTTCCGGCCCGTGCTGGGCCGCACCTTTGGAGGTATCTCATGGCACTCGATGCCGGAAAAACCATCATCCCGTTCCGCGGTAACGTGCTCGTCGCGCCCGTGGACACCACCCCCTTCGACATCTCGTCGTTCGTGATCGGCGACGAGTCGACGTACGGGGGGTTCGAATCCCTCGGGCACACCTCGCGCGAGAACTCGGTGGCCCTGGAGAAGGACGGCGGGGACGCCGAGCAGAAGGGCTCCTGGGAGGACGAGGGCCTGGACGCCGTCTATGAGCCGACCGCCTGGTCCTCGACCGTCAACGCGCTGCAGATGGACCGGGCCACGTTCGAGCTGGCGTTCCCCGGCGGCGAGTGGGACGAGGCGACCCAGTCCTACGACGTGGGCAACATCGGCACGGTCGAGCGGGCCGTGATGGTCGTGTTCGCTCCCGGTGACAAGCGCGCGGGGTTCTACATGCCCCGCGGCCAGATCACCCTGGGTGACGCCCCCGAGCTCGACGTCGAGGAATTCTTCGAGCTGCAGCTGCGCATCCAGGCGTTGTCCTCGCAGACCACGCGCAAGCGCTTCCGCTGGTTCGCCACCCGCCCGTACAAGCCCCTGGCTCTCCCGCCCGCGGGCTGACACACTCCCGCCCGCCCGCGGTTCCGTGAGCCGGCCGCGGGCGGGCGGGGCTCCACCCACCTGACCAGGCTCACACCCACGCACATGCTCATAGGAGGCTCACATGGCTACCACCACCCAGTCCCGCACCCGCAAGACCCCCCAGGATCACAAGCCCACGCAGGCGTCCGTGGACGCCGCAAAGCAGGAACGCTTCGAGGACGTCCCCGGTTCGGAGCTGCTCAAGCCGTTCTCGAAGATCAAGGGGTCGGATCAGGCGCGCATGATGGCGCGCATGCTCAAGTTGCTGGGTGCCGAGTCCATCGAGGACGTCAAGGGTGACGTCGACGCGTCCAACTTCGATCTGGACGAGGTCGCTGACTTCATTGATTGGGTCGAGGAACGCTACGCGCTGGACCCGGAGAAGTTCGCGGAGTTCACCGCCGGTCGTGGCGGGATGACGCGTGCGCTGAACCTGGTGCTGGCCTACTCCGGTGAGATGGGGGAAGACGACGGCTCCGAGAATGGCTGATCTCGGAGCCGTCTGTCATCGGTGACCTCGTCGGTCTCTACGGCTTCGACCCGCTCGAAGCCGTGACGCATGGGTCCTCGGACCGGCTGATCATCCTCGAGGCCCTCATCGCCCGACTCGGGCATGACTCCCGGTCCGTGGCCCGCGCCGAGACGCTCGGGTCCACGGCACACGTGGACTGGACCCCCACCACGTACATGACCGCGAACGTGGTCGACCGTGTGGGCCAACACGCCGCGGTCACCGCGGTGTCCGGGTCGAAGAAACGGCCACGATTCCCACCGCCGGTGGACCGCCCCGACGTCTCTTCCAGCCCCACCACGCTGGAGGAGGTCGACGCGATCATGGCCGGCGCCTGACACACAGAAAGGCCCCCGCACCCGCGGGGGCCTTTCGCATATCCACGTGAGGGGGACCGATGGCCGGCGGCAAGGAAGTCGGACGCGTACAGATCCGCGTCCTCCCGGACTCCACAAACTTCGCTGCGGATCTCAAGCGCAAGCTGCAGCAGCTCGAGCGGACAGCGAAGCTCACGATCAAGACCGCGCTGGACACCACCGGTCTCGCCGGTGAGGCCAAGCGCGCGGCCGCAGCGGCCAGCAAGTCCGCGAAGGTCACTCTTTCCACCGCCCTGGATTCCAAGGGCGTACGTCAGGCTGTGGCCGACGCGAAGAAGCAGGCCCAGGCGCAGGCCCAGGCCGCCGCAGTGAAGATGCCCCTGGACATCGACACCGAGAAGGGCTGGCACGAGCGTGTCACCCGTGAGGTGAAGGCTGCTGCCGCGCGCCTCGAGGCGCAGATCCCGCTGACGGTCGACGGGGAGCGGATGCGCCGTGAGCTCGCCGACACGGTCAAGAAGGCCGCGGCGGATCTCAACGCCACGATCCCCGTGGACCCGGAGCAGGCTGCCTCATACCGGGCCAAGGTCCAGAAGATGGTGGACCAGATCGAGTCCCGCGCCGCGGAACTCAAGATCACCGCCGACACCTCGGCCGCCCGCGATGAAGCCGACGACCTGCACGACAGCGTCGACGGCCGCAACGCCACCTTCAACGTCAACGCGGACACCGGTGTGGCAGCCGCGCGCCTGGCCGTGCTCGCCCGCGACCGCATCATCAACCTCCACGCGCGCCTGTCCACTGGGTCCGTGGGCAAGGTCACTGCCGCGCTCGCCGGTCTCTCCGGCGCCCGTGTGGCCGTGGACGCGCTCAAGGGCGTCCGTGACGCGCTCACCAGCCTGGACCGCTCCGTGCCCAAGATCGCCGCACTGGGCACCGCGATCACGAACCTCGGTTCTGTGGCCCTGGCCGGCACCTCCAATATCCTGGCCCTGGCCGGGTCCGTGGCCTCCATCGCCCCCGCAGCGCTCGCTGTGCCCGGCATCCTCGCCGGTATCGCCGTGGGCGCGACGACGATGATCCTCGCGCTCAAGGACGCCGGCACGGTGCTGGCGGATCTGGGCCCACAGTTCACGTCGCTGCAGGATTCCATCAGCGCCTCATTCTGGGCGAAGGCCGAGGCCCCGATCCGTAGCCTCGCCTCTGCCGCGCTGCCGCTGCTGGAAACGAAGCTCTCCGCTGTCAGTTCCTCGATCGGCACCTTCTTCTCCGGTATCGCCGAAGGTCTGTCCACGAAGCTCTCGCTGGGGCAGCTGGGCACGCAGATGGACTACCTCAAGACGTCCATCGACATCGCGTCCACAGCCGCGCAGCCGCTCGTGCGCGCCATCATGACGCTGGGCACCGCCGGTGCGTCCTACCTGCCTGCGCTCGCCGGGTGGTTCACCGAGGTCACGACGAAGTTTGACGAGTTCGTGATGCGCGCTGCAGGGGACGGGTCTCTGCACCGGTGGATCCAGGGTGGTATCACCGCGCTGCAGGATCTCGGGCGTGTACTGGGCGGTGCTGGCGGCATCCTCGGTGGGTTCGCGACCGCAGCGGCCAACGCCGGCGGTGCGTCCCTGGGCGCACTGGCAGACGGCCTGCAGCGCGTCAGCTCCGCCGTGAACGGGCCCGTGTGGCAGGGCGCGCTGACCACGGTGTTCGAGGGCGCTCACAATGCGATGGCCGCGCTCTCGCCCGGGGTCTCTGCCCTGGGGGACGCGTTCATCGCGCTGGCCCCCACCTTGTCTCAGATCATGACCCTGGCCGGTCAGGCCGGTTCCGCTCTGCTCGAGGGCCTGGGGTCCGCACTGCAGAACCCCGCCTTCCAGTCCGGGGCCACCGCCATGTTCGAGGGCATCCTCACCGGGGTGCAGGCCCTGCAGCCGGCGTTCCCTGCCCTCGGGCAGGCGGCCGGGTCGCTTATGTCCGTGATCGGTACCCTGGCTGCGACGTTCGGGCCGGTGCTCGGCACCGCGATCCAGGCCCTTGCCCCGGTGTTCACGTCGCTGATGTCCGCGATCCAGCCGATCATCCCCGTGCTCGGGCAGGCCCTGGTCTCCGCGATCTCAGCGCTGGCCCCGATCCTGGTGACCGTCGCCCAGGGCATCGCCAACTTCTCAGGATCATTCCCCGGCCTGGCGTCCATCCTCGCCGTCGTTGCCGCCGCGTTCGTGGCCCTGCTGCCCACGATCGTCTCGATCATCTCCGGCATCGTCAGCTTCGTCACCACCATCGCCGGCGCGATCGCGTCCTTCGGTGGGTTCGCAGCCATCGCCAGCGTCCTCGGCTCCGTGTTCTCCGTGCTCGGCCCGGTGATCGGCGCCGTGGTGGGCGTGATCGCGATCTTCGCCGCAGGACTCGCCGCGCTCGCCGCGATGTTCGCCTACGCGTGGGCCACCAGCGAGCCGTTCCGCGCCGCGGTGATGGGTCTCGTCCAGGCGTTCATGGGGCTGGTGGCCACCGTCGCCGGGGCCCTGGTGCCGATCATCACGTCCCTGGCTTCGGCAGTGTTCCCTGCACTGATGGCAGTGGTCAATGCCCTGGTGCCCGTGTTCACCCTGGTGATCCAGATCATCACCCAGGTCATCACGATCCTGACCTCACTGGTCACGGTCGTGCTGGGCATGCTGATTCCCGTGTTCCAGGCGATCCTGCCGGTGATCACCACAGTGTTCTCCGCGATCGCCGCGATCATCACCGCCGCAATCGGCATCGTGCAGGGCATTCTGACCGCATTCCTGGGCTTGCTGCAGGGCAACTGGTCGATGGTCTGGCAGGGCCTGATGATGGTCGTCCAGTCCATCTGGGCGCTGATCGTCGCCGTCATCACCGGCGCGCTCGCGATCGTGCAGTCCATCATCACTGCCGCCCTGACCCTGATTACCTCGATCTGGTCCACGGTGTGGACGGCTCTGGTCGCCGTCGTGACGGCCATCTGGACGGCGATCACCTCGGCGGTCTCCGCCGCGCTCGCTGTGGTGCAGGCAGTGATCTCTGCGGGCCTCGCGGCAGCGCAGGGGGTCGTCTCGGGGATCATGGCCGCGATCCTCTCGTTCTTCGTCTCGGTGTGGACCTCGATCACCTCCGCAGTGTCCTCGGCGATCTCGACCGTGCAGTCTGTGATCTCGGCCGGCCTGTCTGCCGCACAGGCTGTGGTCGCGTCCATCATGAACGCGGTCCTGTCCGTGATCTCCTCGGTGTGGTCCGCCATCACCTCGGCGATCTCCTCGGCGATCTCCGCCGTGGTATCGGTGATCTCTGCCGGATTTAACGCTGCCTTGTCGGCGGTGGCCTCGGTGATGTCCGCGATCATCTCGGCTGTGACCTCCGGGGTCGCCTCGGTGGTCTCCGGGTTCACGTCCATGGTGTCCTCGGCGGTGGGTGTGCTGCGGGGCATGATCGGGCAGGCGGCCTCCATCGGTGGCCAGATCATCGCCGGCCTGGCCAACGCGATCCGTGGCGGCGCCGCTGCCGTAGTGGGCGCGCTCAAGGGAGTGGTGGATGGTGCAATCAACGCCGCCAAGGCAGCCCTCGGGATCCACTCACCATCGCGCGTGTTCCGGGGTATCGGTGAGTACACGGTCGCGGGTCTGACCAAGGGGCTCACGGGCAAGGCTTCGGAGGCGAAGAAGGCCTCCGCGGATCTCGCCAAGGGAATCACACAGGTCTACCAGAAGAACGCCGAAGCGCAGCGCAAGCGACTCAAGAAGAAGTCGATCCTGGGCGACCCGAAGGCGCAGGCGAAGGCGTTCTACGACACCTACGCACGGGCCTCCACCGATGCTCTGCAGCGCCTGGCGTCCAAACGCGACGGGCTGCTCAAGCGACTGGACGACCAGAAGAAGAAACTGGACGACCTGTACAAGCAGCGCAACGACAAGGCCGCGTCTATCAGTGACCAGCTCATGGGGTCCTTCGACCTCAAGAAGGCATCTGCTGGTGGGATCCAAGGAATGATCCGTGGCGCCCAGCAGGCGGCCGCCGCGATCCACCAGATGCGCGTGAACATCTGGAAGCTGAAGGAACGCGGGTTCTCCCAGAACCTGATCAACGACCTCTCAGCCATGGACCCGCGCCAAGCCAACCAGGTCGCACAGCAGATCCTGCGCGGTTCACGCGCACAGCAGGACGCGCTGAGACGCCAGTACCGCGCGCTTGAGAAGCAGTCCTCCGGCGCCGGGAAGCTCGTGGCGAACTACATGTACTCCACGGGCATCCAGGCGGCCAACGGGCTGATCAACGGGCTGCGCTCCCAGCTCGCAGCGGTCGACGTCGCATCCAAGGTCCTCGCAGACCGACTCGTCGGCACGGTCCGCCGGCGCCTGGGCATCCACTCCCCGTCACGGGTGATGGCGGTCCAAGGCCGCTACTCCGCCGAGGGCTTCGCCAAGGGTCTACGGGACAACGCCCACCTCGCCGACCTCGAGCTGCGCTCGCTGCTGGCGTCGCCTTCGCCAGTGAACGCGCCGCGGCCAGTCACGGCGCAGGGCGGGGGAGCGGAGGAAAGCTTCGATGAGCAGCTGGCGCGCCTGCTGCAAGAGATCCGCGACCTTCTGGAATCGGGCATGACCCTGGACGGCCGGCGGGTGTCGGAAGCTCTGTTGTTGTCCGATCGACGTTCGCGAAGGAGGTAGGCAGTGGGTGCGTTTATCGGATCCCTGGGGAACCTAATCGAGCTGACCCAGTGGGCTGAAAGCCAGTCGGTGAAGACGGGACAAGACCCGACGTTCTTCACCGGCCTGGACGGCAGCCGTACCGCGTTCGTACAGCCCCAGATCGGGCAGTCGCTGCGCGAGTGGGAGGTGTCGATGACGAAAGCCCGACCCCGTCACGCCGCGGCGTTCCAAGCGCTGTGCATCGGGGCTTACGGGGAAGGGCCCTTCGCCTTCTGTGATCCCCTCGCGCAGGTCACGAACCTGCTGACACCCCGTCAGTCGTTGCTGGATCCAGGTGCCCTCTCGCGCGGTTCCGTGGCATACACCCGCTCCCAGGTGCCCGGGTTCGGAGACATGCCCGCGATCCTGAACCTGTCCGGAACGAGGCGGATCGGGACCGGGACCCCGGTCCTGCCAGGCCGCCCGGTCACCGTCTCAGCGTGGGTTGTCTGCCCTGACCCGGTCACCGTGACCGCCCAGTGCATGAACGCCATCGGCGGGTGGACGAACAATGCCAAGTCGAAGAGCCCGGCGGCACCGTCCGGCGCCTGGGTTCATGCCACAGTCGTCCCCAGTTTCGAAGCGGCACAGGTGGACCTGCGTGTTGACGCAGCCTCGGCCGTGACGATCGCGTGCCCGGCCATCACCTGGACACCGCAACCGATGCCGTGGTCACCCGGCCGCGGCGCGGCACAGGTCGTTGTGCACGGCTTGCAGGAGCACATCGAGCAGGCCTCACCGTGGGGTGATGGCCGGCAGCGGCTCTCGTATTCCGCGACGGTGACGGAGGTGGGTTCAGGTGCGTGAAGGCGAATGGTCCAGCGGGCCCACACGTGTGGTGTCAGCGGACATCACTGGTGTGCCCGGACAGGGGACGTCTGTGAAAGTCTCCAGGGACGTGCCCTCTCCCATGCCTGGCCAGGCCGCCGCGGTGGGTGGCCAGTCGGCCTCAACGGCCACCGTGGAGGTACTGCCCTCCGGGGCGGTGGGGTCCCGGGTGGGCACACCTTTCGTTCAGCGAGATTGGCCGGCCTCCGGTTCGCCAGCATCGATCGACGTGACCAACGGGGCCACCACGCACCGGATCTTCACTGGCACCGTCGATGGGGCCCAGTCGAATCTGGCAGACAGCAAGATCACAGTGCCCCTTGTGGATGCCACGGACGCACTGTCCGTCCTGGTTTCTCACCGGCCGTTGTTCCGTGAGATGCCACCTCAGGCCACAGACGGGTCTGAGCGTCAGCGCATGACCGGTCTCATAAACGCCTACGTCGTGAACCTCGCGGCCCGAGCAGCAGGGTTCTACAACACCCCCGCGATGGGAGGTTACTGCGCGCTGTCCGTGCCGCTGGTGGGCTCAACGTGGCCTGAACGTGGAGTGTTGGTCGACTCCTATCAGGCACGAAACGTAGGCGGGTGGGGGCGCTACCACCCTGGTGCGTACCCCGAACGAGGCCCCGGGTCGGTGTACGTGACACAGTGCTACGCGACGTATAAGCCGGATCCGTGGAACACGCCGTGGTCCGGTGGGATCACCGCCGAACGGCCCCTATCGATCACCCTGTGTGCTCGCGAGAAGCAGGCGACGTCCTCGTATGTGGCCTGTCGTTGGTCGGGGTCCAACTACGACAGACAGATCCGGCTCGCCGTCACGAGCCAGCGCTCGATCGTGGCTCAGATCGTCATGGAGGGGGAGATCACCACCATTGCCATGTTGACAGGCGGGGATGCTGGGCCTTGGGAGTGTGTCACGCTGCGGGTCCATCGCATGTCGACGAATGTCCTGGAGTTCCAGATCACCACGGACACCGGCGTCGTGAAGACTCTGCGCACGGAGATCGGCGGGACCGTAATGCGCGACCGGATGTGGGATGAGGCGCGTGTGTATGTCCCCGATGGGGCCGGCATCAACGGGGTGCAGATCAACTACAGCACCCTGCCCACCGAGGCGGAGACGTTCCGTCGCACGTTCTTGTATCGACCGGATAGCCCCCTCCACAATCTGACAGTTATGCCGGCGCTGGTCTCTGTCGCCGCAGGGGACCTCATCCGTCAGCAGGCCGCCGCGGAATGCGCTGGTGTGTGGATCGATGAGGACGGTGTTCTGCAGTGGCAAGGTGACACGTGGATGAAGTCCAAAGCAGTTGTTCGTGACCTCACTTCCTCGGAGCTCGCGGATGCGCGCCTCGAAATGGATAAGCAAGACGTCCGCCGCAAGGTGACGGTGAAGTACATGGCGTGGTCCACTCGCACGTCCCGCAAGTCGTCCATCGTGGTGCACGAGGGGTCGAAAGATGAGTACGGAGCTGGGGATAACGCCCAGGTCATCATCAACCCCCCTGACACCCAGCAGTGGGTGCAGGTGGATTCCACTCCGCGCGATGTGTACGGCGACGTAAACGTTGGCTTGCTGAACACTGGTCAAGGCAGCTATCACGGGTTCACACCACTGTCGGCGGACGGGACGGAGATCCTCACCGCTGGCAGTGGGAAAGCGGAGATGAGCTTCAAGCCCTCCGGTCCGGACGCTTGGAAGTGGACCCTTGATGTCCAGGCGTTGCCGTCGGGGGCTGATCGTATTCGCACCGCGACCAGCGCGGAGGAGTACTCCTACGTTAAGCCCGCGTACCGGGACCGAGGCCTGCCCCTGCTTCGGGCGATGGGGGTGGCGACTGCGGCACCGTCGGAAGCGTCCTCCGGCGTTGTGGGCCCGGCGTGGGCTCCGGATCTGGAGCACGACGTCGACTGGCATATTCAGGACGCGGATCGTGCAAAGGCATTGGCTGAGGTCATCGCCACGGAGCTCGCGAAACCGAAGCCGCGGATCTCGGATCTCGCTGTCCTCCCCGATCCGCGGATCCAATTGGGCGACAAGATCCGCGTCACTGATTCGGCGCGAACTGGCCTGTCCATCGTCGGGGTCGTCAAACGCATTGACCAGGCCATTGAGGCCGGTCATCACGAGATGACCTTGGATCTAATCGTCACCGAAGTCACCGCCTCTTCTGTCACCCTCGGCGAGTTCGACGCGTTCTACCCCGGGATGACCCTGTCCGCTGTGGACTCGCGTTTTGCGGCCGAGTCCTTGTCGCAACGCGACGCGCAGCCGCTTCGCAGCTAAGGAGTTCGCATGCCTGCATCTAGCCCTCTGGGCATCACGTACCCCACCAATTCCGACCAGCACCCGTCCGCGGCGTGGTGGCAGACCCTGGCCATGACAGCGGACCAAGCGGTGAGCGTGGCGAACGCGTCCACCCGGGCGTGGGCAACCGAGCTCGACATGGAATCCACCGCGAGCACCCGAGACTACGTCGATCTGGCCCTGGCTGCTGCCGGGCTGGAAGGGTCGTCGTCGGAGCAGATCGACGCGGCCGTGGAGCGGGTGCTCTCGTCGCAGGCGTGGGCGAAGCGTAAGGAGAACGGTGTCAACGTCCGGTCTTACGGCGCCAAGGGTGACGGGGTCACGGACGATACGACGGCGATCCAGGCGGCGCTAAACAACACGGGCGGTCTCCCGGTGCACTTCGCACCGGGGCTGACCTACCTGGTGTCAGCGCCTCTCGTGGTCCCGTCCGGTGTGTGGGTGCACGGCCACGGCGCGGTCATCCGCGGAAGCGGTGCGCTGTCCTCGGTGTTCTCCCTGTCCGGCTCGGAGTCCACTCTGGACATTGCCCTGGTGGGCGCCTACAACGCGGGCGACTCGCTGCTGACCACGGAGACCGACCACGGGCTCTCATCTGACGAAACGTTCCGTATCGTCGGGCAGCGCCAGGCCGCGTCCATTGATGCGCCCGCCGCGGACCGTCTGGGCATGGCCACGAGCAACGCCCGCGGGCCGTGGTTCGGTGAGTACCTGACCGTGCGTGAGCTGCCCTCCGCCCGGCAGGTGTTGGCCAGTACAGGGCTGGTCTTCAACGGGTACCGTGCCGATGCCACCGCCGAGACGCACCCGGAAGCCCGCACGCGCACCACGCTCAACCGGATCACCTGGCACGCCGGGGCGCTCATCGAGGACCTCACGATCCGTGCGAACACGTCGAACACGGTGCGCATGACCTACTGCCGTGACGCCGTGATCCGCAACGTCCGCGACGAACGGTCCAGCACCGCGGGCGCGGCGGTGAGCATGATCGGCTGCTACCGGTGCACTGTCACCGGCTGCCACACCCAGTACCTGAGCACCAAACCTGAGAGCGTGCTCTACTACCAGCGCAACCTGTTCAAGATGGTGTCCTCCCAGGCGTGCGTGGTGGACCAGTGCACATCCGACGGGGGCGGCCAGGTCGTAGACGTCACATACCTGCAGGCCAACAAGATCCCGTCCATCGCCTGCGTCATCCGCCGGTGCGCCTTCACCGGCTTCGACGACAACCCGGTCACCACCCACCCCGGCACCTGGGGGACGATCATCATGGACAACGAGTTCAGGGCCGGTAACGACGCGGTCTCAGCCAACGGCATCGGCATCCGCTCCCCGTACTCCTTGGTCACCGGCAACACGGTCTCCGGTCGGCCCTCCCGGGCCAGCACAGACCCCTTCGTCTCCGGGGGCTCCTACGGGGTGCACCTCTACGACGGCGGCGGCCACCACTGCCAGATCACCGGCAACAAGATCGACGGGTTCGACATCGGCGTCGGCATCAGCGACGGCGGCGACCCCGCCGAACGCCACGGCGAACTGCACAACCTCATCGCCGGCAACCACATCACCGACACCTACTTCGCCGTGATCCTCCGCAAGTCCTCATACTCCGACCCCGCGATCTTCTCCGCGCTCGCGGTGACTGGCAATCAGATCACCTCACGGGTCAACGGGGCGTGTGGGGTGCAGTTGGACAACGGGTCTGGTTCGACTCGTGCCCCGGCGGTCACGGGCAACATCTTCCACTTCACCGGCACGTCCCCGGTGCCGATACGGGTGGGGAAGAACACGAAGGATCCGGTGCTCGTATCGAACGCGGTCACCGGATCCGCGTCGATCCTGTACCAGACCCAGCCCGACGCCGCCAACGGCACGATCGCTCTGGCCGCCAACGTGGTGGTCTCACCCTCGGGCGTCACCCTTTACCCGCCGCCCGGCTCGTCCGGGTCCGGCGCCGTGCGGATCGTCCCGGACCCCAATGTCGCTGGCGCATACCTGATTGGAGACTGACGTCATGGCAGTACGCTTCCCATCCGTGGACGACCAGGGCGCGCTCCTGGGTGCCACCCGGGCCTGGGTCGAGAAACTGATCAAGGACTCCAGCGCCCCCGCACAGCCGTCGAGCTCCACCACCGTCTACGTCACGTCCAAGGCGTACGGGGTAGACCCCACCGGCGCCACAGACTCGACAGCAGGGATCCGCCGTGCGCTCGCGGACACCCCTGCCGGTGGCACGCTGCACTTCCCGAAAGGCACCTACAGCGGACAGGCCATCGCACCCACCAGTGAGGCCGACTACATCGTGGTGGACAAGCCAGTCACGATCACGGGGGACGTGGGGACTGTCCTGCAGGACGTGCGTCTCTATATCAAGGGAGCCTTCGATGCCCCGGTGTACCTGGGGGCCGCGGCCGCCGAGGGTGACCAGACGATCACCACCGCAGCCGCGCACGGGTGGTCGCCGGGGGACTACGTGCAGGTGCTGAGTCAGTACAACGCGTACACGGAGGACGCGGGCGCCTACCAGCTCGGCAGCGTCAACCCCACGTATGGCACCACCCCGGTGTGCCAGGTCTCGGAGATCCACCGGGTCGCGGCGACCCCGTCGACGACGTCGGCGAGGTTCCTGGATCTGCTGATGTACGGCGGCTACACGACGAGCTCCGCACCCACCCCGATCCCTGGGGTGACGGGGGCGCAGGCGCGGCGTATCAAACCGGTGAAGGGTGTCCGGATCACGGGGCTAACTTTCGAGAACCGGGTCCAGGGGTACCGGTGCATCCTCGCCCGTGGTGCGGCTGATCTCGTGTTCGAGGACTGCTCGTTCTACTCCCAGGACAACTCCGGGTTCGCGTTCCGAATCTTCGATACCTACAACCTGGTGGTCCGCGGCTGCCGGTTCGAGAAACGCACCGAAACGTTCTCCGGGTCATCCTGGAACAGCGTGATCATCGGGGGCGGGTGCACAGACGTGACCTTCACCGGGTGCACCGTCACAGGCGAAGCGCAAGCACTGGACATCTCCCCGAACGCCGGGGTCGGTTTTGCGGCAGATCCGGGGGGCACACTCACGGAGTACCGCTCCACGCAGCGAATCAGGCTGCTGGGCAACACGTTTTTGAACTGCTCCGACGGTGCCACCACACACCCAGGGACCATGGACGTCCTGATCGCCGGGAACCACGTGACAGGAGGCTCGACAGGCTTCCGGGTGCGCTCGCGCCGAGCTCAGATCCTGAGCAATGACATACAAACCAGCCGCCGCGGTGTGGCTCTTTCCGCGTTCATCACGCAGGCCACTGTCTACGGCAATCATTTCCTGCAGCTCACCTCAAGCAAGTACGTCGGCTTCTACGCTGGGGTGGAATACGCGGCGGCATCGAGTGAGATTCTCAGCGATAACCGCGCCCAGTTGGACATCTCGAGCAACGTATTCACTGTGGTCAAGGTCGCAGGAACGTCTAACTATGCGGTGATGACAGGCCATTCCGAGCCGAGTTCATCGACCGTGGCGCTCACGGATGAGTGGAGGAATCGGAAGTCGGACATCGTCGTGGCGAACAACTCGATTCGCGGTGGGACGGTCCTGACATCCCATGTCACACACGGGGTCAAGATCATCGGGAACACGTTCAGTGGCGGCACAACAATGACCCACTATGTGATGCTCCAGGGCGCGGCGTCCGTGGTCCACAGCAACCTGTTCGACGACTACACGGGCCACGTCCGGTGCTACGCGGCACCCCGCTCAGGCTCGACGTACACCTACCCGGTGGAGAACCAGATCGGATCGAATGCCGCGACGGGCGCGGCGCTAAACTACACGCTCGCGAACGCCAAGACGATGCTCGTCAAGGTGGGGGTGTGAGGCATGGGTGCCCGTACATCTCTCCTGAGCCCCCGAGTGCTCGAAGGAGGCCATCATGCCTGACCATCAGCCCCGCGCCCTGAGCGAGCCTCCCGGCCGCCACGACCGTGTCCGCTTGAACGTGCTGTCTCTGCGTGACTCCGCGCTGGCTGTGGCCGGCGGGTCATTGGTCGCGGTCGATGCCTTGGTCCCGGATGGGAGGTGGCTGGCGTCCTACTCGTTGGCCACAATCCCTGTGTGGGTGCAGGTCGTGATCGCTGTCCTGCTGGTGGCCGGCGGCCTGGTCACTGCCCACGGGGTGCTCGTCCGCGCGCGCCGCGGTAAGAAGATCGCACCGCTCACCACGATCTTGACGGAGCGAATTGGCTGGCTGCTACTGACCTTCGGGTGGGGCACTACCGCAGTCGCGGTGTTCGGCAACGGTCGGATGGGGTCCACGCTATCGCTACTCATCGTGTCCGGTCTCGCGCTCGGTGCGCTGTACAAGATGCTGCTTCTGTGGCAGTTGGAACGTCAAGCGCGTGCCGAGCTCGTGGCGTCCGCACGCACGAAGGAGAACCTGCAACGGCTGCGAGGTGATCAGGGGTGAGTTTCTGGGAGTGGGCTGGCTCCTCTGACCCGACGGCGGTGATTACCGCCGTGCTCGGGCCAGCCGGAATCATCGCAGCTCTGATCACGTGGGCGACGTCGCGCCGTAAAACCAAGGTCCCGGCGGAAGAGCAGGCAAAGGTGGTGGAGGCGGTCACCGCACCGGCCCCTGACCGTGACGCGCTGTGGATCGCACGCCAAGCGCTCGAGGCAGCCGCCGAGGCCTCCGCGAAAGCCGACCGCGCATCCGCCCGCGCCGACCGGGTCACGGAGATCAACGGCCAACTGTGGCAGTGGATCCGCGACGTCCGCGGCCAATGGCACGTCGTGCGCCTAAAAGAAGACCCACCACCCGAGCCGATCATCAAGAACCAGTGACCCCGCCCCGGCGGGGTTTTCTCATGCCCCACACGGGGCAGGAAAGGGGGTGGTCGGCATGGACCTCACGGTGACCTACCGCGGCCCAGACGGCATGTCCCAACAACTCTGGGACGAAGTCCGCGCACGCTACGGCACCCGCGCCCAGAACAAAGGATTCATCACCGGGTACATGGCAGAGGCTCGCGCCGGATCCACCGGCGGCCACTTCGCCGACCGCCACGGCATCACCCATGCCGTGGACATCGGCGTCGACATCGAAGCCGACGGGACCGGACTCCTCCCAGCCGACGCGCTCGCGCTCGCCGAGCACCTCCGCGCGCTAGGCGCCGGCGGGCAGCACCCGTTCTCGAAGCGCGGCTACCTGATCCACGACCTGTCCACCACCACGACCCCGGCCCCGAGGATCGCCGGATTCCACACCGGGTGGAAGTGGCAGGTGTACACCGGGGCGTCCCCGCACTCCGATCACATCCACGTCACCACCGGCGGGGACCAGCAGTGGGGCGGGCCCCCGCAGCTGGAACCAGCGGTCTACAACTCGAAGCAGTCCTGGGGCGTCACCCAGGCAGGAGGGGAAGGCATGAGCGGTGCGATGCGACCCGTGCCCGAGAATTACCCGGTCACGCAAACCTTCTACGCCAACGCCACGATCTACAACTACGGCGCAGGGCACGGCGCGATTGACTACGGCGTACCCGTTGGTACGCCCGTCCTGGCCCCGGAGGATATGACGATCATTCATGCCGATTGGGCGTGGAACCTCAAGGGCGGCCCAAACGACTGGGCTATGCGGGACTACCAGATCAAACCCGCGCCGGGGGACACGCGCACCGGCGGGGGAATCGCGGTCGCCGGGGTGAACATGATCGGCTCCCACTGGTGGAAGTGCCACCTCTCCCGCACGAACCTCAACCCCGGGGACAAGGTCAAGAAGGGTCAGGTCATTGGTTGGTCCGGCAACACCGGATCGTCCACCGGACCGCACCTGCACCTGTCGCTGCTGCCGCCGAACCCGAACTTCTCCAACGGCTACTTCGGCGCCATCGACCCCGCACCGTACATCAAGGAGCGGTACGCGCCGCTCACCTACACCACCTGGCAGGGCTCACCCACCACGGGTAAAGGCTCGGCCTCGAAGAAAAAGGACTGGTTCGACATGGCCACAGAAGCTGACCTCCGGCGCATCGTGCGCGAAGAGATCCGCAAGAACCTCCAGCATGCGGAGTTCACGGACATCAACGGGAAGAAGCAGACCCTCAATCAGATCTGGGTCTTCCGCACCAAGAAGGCCGAGAAGTTGCTCGGGGCAATCGCTCAGGCTGTGCGCCCCTCGACCATCGCGCTCGCGGTGTGGGGCTACAAGAACGCCAAGGTCAACGGCGACGCCGATGCGTACAAGCTGTTGACCGAGGCCCGCGACGACACCCAGAAGGGAGCCTGACATGGCTGCCCCAATCCTGAAGTACTTCGGGTTTTCCCACCTACCCGAGCCCTTGCTAGAGGTCTCGCAGAAGTTCCACGCGCTGGCCTTCGAGCTGGACGGTCTGCTCCCTGATGGGCCGGAGAAGACCACGGCGCTACGCAAGATCCTCGAGGGCAAGGACGCCGCCGTTCGGGCTGCGCTCGACGCCAAGCACGACAACCAGAAGGGAGCCTGATCATGGCTGCTAACTCGAAACTCGTTTCCGCCCCTGACACCGTGTCGCCCAAGGTGTTCTGGCCGCTCGTGGTGGCCTTAGTCCTCACTTTCTTCGGCACGTTCCTGGCCGCCGTCACCCCGGACATGCTCGGCGGCGCGGGTGCCTTCGCTGTGCCCCTGGCCCTCGCGCTGCAGGCGGTCGCTATGACCGTGACCGGGTACTTGAAGGGTGACCGGCTGCGCGCGATCGGCTCCGAGGCGACCGCCGCGATCCTGCCGGTGGCCCCCACCTCGGAGGTTACCCCGCCCCTGCCTCCGGCTGACGACTCGCTCACCCCCACCACTGAGCATGCGGAGCCCGACGATGCCGGGCAGCTCGAGGCCGAACTCGCGCAGTTCGACCGAAACCCCGACGGTGGATCCAGTGCGGCCTGACCCCGGATAACGAAGCGCCCCCACCATCATGGTGGGGGCGCTTTCGTCGTGCGCGGGATGCACTGGCGCGGGTGCCGAGGCCCCACTTATTGGGGTGGTGACTTGCAGTGGGCATAATGCTTTCGGCGTGGCATGCTGACTGCATGTCATTACATGAAAAGACGTTCAGCACCAAGGTCCACATGGGCAGTGGCCCGAGCTACGCCGATGAGGAACTGAGGGAGTTGCTCAGGGGCTTCCCGGCCCCCCTAGATCACGAGGGCGACTCGACGCTCGGGGGTTTCCTCGTGCAGGACGACAGCAGAGTATCTGGCCCTGGGAGCGGCACCTTGGTGGCGGTTCTGCATCAGAGGCACGGGCATCTCGAATGGATCCGTGTGGACGGGGATTGCAGGGGGGCGTGGCTGGAGCTGTCGGCCGAGGATCAGGAAAAGCTGCTGCGGATTGAACGCGAGTCCCGGGACGACGACTCGGCCATCGGAGTGCTGATTCCTCAAGACCTGGCAAACAGGGTGGGCCGCACATACGGCCGGGACGGCTCCACGATGCATGTTTCTGTGATCGGAGCCATCCCTGAATCGGATGGAGCGATGGGCCCGCGGCTCGGGCCGGAACAGCTGGCGTTCCTGTGGGTAGTCAACGAGCATATCGATCACCATGGAACTTCGCCGGTGAGGGCCCCCAGGCGCGTTGACGCGGTCAACGGGTCCCGCGAATAG